TGATAAAAAACGCACTGCCTAATATAGATTGGAAAGAAAAGAAAAAATTTCAAAAAGGTGATCAAATAAAACTAATACATACATCCACTCCATGGCGAGGATTAAATGTTTTAGTTGGCGCAATGGAATTAATTAAAAGAGATGACATAGTGCTTGATGTTTATAGTTCTACTAAAATATACGGTAACCAATTTGAGCTACAAAACGATAAACAATTTCAGCCATTGTATAGAAAAATGGAATCAATGAATAATATTAATTACAAAGGGTACGAGCCTGACAGAGATAAATTAATGAATGCGATGCAAGACTCACAAATATTTGCTTACCCTTCTATTTGGGAAGAGACTTTTTGTATATCAGCAATAGAAGCTATGGCAGCTGGTAACATGGCAATAGTAACAAACTTTGGTGCATTGTTTGAAACATGCACTGAGTATGCTCATTACGTAAATTATGAAACTAATGTCTATACATTAGCAAAAAAATTTAAAGCAGTGATAGAGTTCGTAGCTGATAATTATCACGAGCCTGTTCTACATGAAAGATTACAAGATCAAATGAAGTATTTCAGAACATTTTATAATTGGGATTCAAGGGTAAAAGAGTGGGAAAGTTTAATGGATCAATTAATGAAACAAAAAGGTTATGCATGACAATAAAAATAGATGAAAGAAGTATAATAAATGAAAAAAATATATTTGGACAAAATACCGATAAGGGAAATAGTGTATTAAATTGGGATGAAAAAAAAGATGAGAAACAAATAAAATTGTTTTTTACTTCTCCATGCCATGGAGGTGTTGATATACATTATGTAAGAGCAACTTTGGAACTACAAGCTTTACTTCAAAGACATAAAATACCAGTAACATTTCATCTAATACAGTCATCAATTGTTACACAAGGTAGAAATTTATGCACTGCTGCATTTTTAAAATCTGAGTGCACGCACATGCTATTCGTGGATACAGATATTGAGTTTGATGAAACATCTATATTAACAATGTTAAAAGCTGATAAAGATATTGTGCTTACACCTTATCCGATGAAAGTTATTGACTGGGATAAAGCAAAGGATATTAGTGAAAAATCAGGCAGGCATATAAGTAAGTGTGGATATTATTTTCCAATGGCATTTGTAGATCCAGAAAACATTGATTGCAAGGATGGTATAACAGAAATTAAAAGAGGACCTGCAGGGTTTATGTTAATTAAAAGAGAAGTGTTCGAGAAAATGGGTAAAGAATATCCTCATTTAAAAATAAGACAACAAACTATGCTTAATCAACAAATGCGAGAAACAGAGCATTTTTGGAACTTTTGGGACACTGAATTTAACAAAGAAAAAGGCACCTTTATGGGAGAAGATTTTGCTTTTTGTAAAAGGTGGACAGACATTGGAGGTAAGATCTATGCCAATGTAGATGCGTATATTACTCATCATGGTGATTACAGTTATCGTGGTAGATTCATTGACGAAGGGGCAAAAATTAAGTAAATTAGAAAAAGTACGTATTTAAAACAGGAGAAATATGGATCCAATACAACAATTAGCCTTAATGTATGCAGTTAATACCGGATTAGGTGCATTAGGCGGAAAAAGAGGTTCAAGGCTTTTTAAAGATTCTTTCAAAGATACAGCCATGCAGGCAGCTTTAATTAAAGCTGGCGGTGGTTTTCAGGGAGGACAAACACCTCCTACATCTACCAATATGGTATCAAACGAACAATTAATGAGACAAGCAACACTTCCAAGTCAAGTAGTAGAAAAAGAAAGTTTTTTAGATAAAACAAAATCAGGATTAGAAAGTTTTTCTGACGTTTTTAGATATCAAAAAGGATCAAATGAAGGAACAATGGATCCTACAAAAGTTGGAATAGGTATTGCAGGAGCTGCAGGAACCGCTTATGGTTTAGGAGCTTTTGATCCAGTAAAACCACCAGAGCCTAAATATCCAGGTTATAATTTATTCTATGCACAAAATCCTGGTCAGTTCATGCCATATGATGATCCTAATATGGAGATTGATTATTCGCAATATCCTGACAAACCTTATAGTGGAATCAAAGCAGGTGGAATTATGAGTCTAGAGGACGGAGGACAAGTATCTCCTGATCTTTTAAGACAAGAATACGAAAAATACAAATCTGAAAAAGAGTCAGCTGGTGAGGAACCACTGAACTTTGAACAGTTCAAACAATTTAGAATGACGTTTGGTCCCATGAAAGAAGGTGGAATAACAAAATTAATGGCTGGGGGCAGAGCCACAAATATGCCAGTCGAATCTATTGCAGAAGGCACTCAAGAAGAAATGGATATGATACCTCCCCCTATGAGTTCACTTACGCCTATGATGATGGCAAAAGACGGAGCCTTAGTAGATAAATTACCAAGTAAAACAAATACTGATGAAAATAATGAATCAAATTACAAAAGAACTTCTGGTAAATTAGTTGTTGATGCAGCTGGTAAAGGTAATGAAGAAAAAGATACGATGTTAGCTCAACTAGCTGACGGTGAATTTGTAACAAAATCAAAAGCTGTTAGAGGTGCGGGAATAGCTTTAGGTGCTAACCCAAATGATAAAAAACAACAAAGAGAATTAGGAGCAAGGTTTTTTTATAAGCAGATGGCAGACCTTGATAAATTAGCAAAAAGAATGTCCTAATGCATTTGTTGAGAATTTGGGAAGAAAAAGAAATTGATAAAGTTTGGATATTCGTAAAAGATTATATCCAAAAAGCTTTAGATAGGTCAGGTGGATACGCTGATCACGAGCATATAAAAGATCAGATAAAAAATAATCTGATGCAACTGTGGGTGGCTTGGTCCGAAGAGGATCAAAAAGTCTACGCAGTTGGGGTAACGGAATTAAAAAAGTATCCTAAAGTTAAAACAATGAACTTTAGGATTTTAACAGGGGAGAAAATGGATTTATGGGTAAAGTATTTAGAGCCAATGGAAGAGTGGGCAAAACAACAGGGAGTAGATAAAATGGAATTTTATTCAAGACCAGGTTGGGAAAAATTTTTAAAAACAAAAGGATATGTTAAATCACATGTTCAATTAGATAAATTTATAGGAGATAAAAAATGAGTTCAGGAGGAGGAGGCGGTGGAGGCGTACCAGCTAACACTACTAACGTACAAACAGTAAGAGAAGCTCCGGAAATAGAAGCTAGAAGACTCGGGTTAATGGATGCGGCTACTGAATTAGCTAGAACGCAGACAACTCCACCCGCGTTTCAAGTAGCTCCCTTATCCACTGCAGAAACAGAAGGTATAGCTCTAGCACGGTCAGGCATGGCTGGTCAGCAGCAAATTACTGACGCTGTTACTGCAGCTGGACAAACATTTACAGCATCAGATGTACAGGCAGCTATGAATCCATTCATACAAAATGTAGTTAATCAAGTGTCAGATGATTATCTAAAAAAAGAAAATCAACTTGCACAACAAGCAATTTCCTCAGGAAATTTTGGTGGTGGAAGAGAAGGTGTAGGAATTGCTGAACTACAAAGATCTAAAGCAGATACATTAGGAAGTATTTATGGAACAGGTTTTCAATCTGCATTAGGTGAATTACAGACTCAAAGAGCATTGCAAACACAAACTGGTTTGGGAGCAGGTGAACTTTTACAAAGAGGGCAAAGAGATCAACAAGCTGCTTTAATGGGAGCAGGTGGACTTGAAAGAAGTGTTGCTCAAGCAGATTTAGAAGCAGCGCGTCAAACCGCTTTACAAAATATTCAAGAACCATATCAAAGAGTTGCATTCGTATCTGACATTCAATCAGGTATACCTTCTGCATCACAAGCAAGATTTTCTCAAACAACTGCACCACAACCTAGTCCATTAGGTCAAGCTGTGGGAACAGGATTAGGAGCGTACGCAGCGTTTTCAGGGAGGTAACCTGTGATTGATAAAATAAAAAAAACAGTAAAAATGCAAAATGGCGGAGGCATAAGAGCTTTACCCCTTCCCCCTAGTTCTCCAAATGTGCCTGCTGTTTATAATAGAGAACCTTTATTTTCTCTAAAAGGTTTACAACAAAGATATGCTGGGTTACCGGGTTATATTAGAAAACCAGCTAGTGCAGCTGGAAGATTTATTTTTCCCAAAAATCCTTACGTCAGAGGTCTTATGTACGGCGTACCTGCTTTTCAAGCAGCTGGAGGTGTAGAGGGCATTAAACAAAAATTAAATCCAAGTATGGAAACAATTATTGAAAGATCAAGACGTAACAATCTTGGGACGAGAACTACAACTTTAGAAGAATTAGGTATATCTCCAATGATGGACGCACAACAAAAATTAGCCACTGATATTACTGAAGCTGCAAATCAATCTGTTCCATTGATACCTGGCACAGATGTTTTATCAGGAAGTGTAATAGAAAAAATTGAAGAGAATACTGGAATTACTTTACCACCAGATGGAGGAAATATTGTAAAACAAGCGGATGCAAAGGATACCGGTGTCCCTTTAGAATTTGGTTTTGCCGATAAGATAAGAGAAGAAGGTCCTAAATTAGGAGTTGGTAGTGATTTTGATAAAGATTTAGACGAAAGATATTTAGTAGATGAGCCTGAAAGAGATACAGGATTAGAAGCTATAAGACAACAAAATATACTAGATCAAGCACCTCCCCCTGGTCCTGGAGGTGGTGTTGATGCATCTCAAGATGATTTTGTAATAGATATAGATGAAGAAACGGCAGATGAAGAACTT